TGCGTATGCTTCCACCTCAGCCCGCGTAAAGACATAATAGCGATTGGCGATCTGGCGTCCCAACTTGCCAGTGTGAGCAATCGCTGAGACCCGTTGCCGCGTTAAGCCCAGCATCCGGGCCGCCTCCGCTGCCGTGATCAGATCCTCATTCTCACTCATGCGCCCTCCGTTTCGATGTCAATAACTATAGCCAAAGTCTGATCCGTTGTCAATCCCTTTCCCTGCCTATAAACCTATTGACAACGTGTTGAAGATGATGTATACTTATTGACAACAGAGCGGAGTTGCCGCACAAAAAGCCCGGCCGATGCTTGTACCACCGACCGGGCCAATCACAAGGGGATCTCACCCGTGACAAACCAGACTCTAGCACAACACACAAAGCCGGAGGTCCTGCTCGCCGCGTCGATGCTGGTGCGCCTGGCGCATCCCGACAATGCCAGCCTGCACCGGGCACTCGACAAGGCCAGCATCCGGCTGACCACCCACCCCTGGCGGCTGTTCGACCGCCACCTGGAGATCACCAGCGAGAGCCACCCGAACCAGATCCAGACCACAGACGGCGAGTATTGCACCTGCAAGTGCACCAAGGGGGTATGCTGGCACGTCGCCGCCTGGCATTTGCTTGCAGCCGTCGCCGGCGCGGGTGGCATCATTGCCCCGGCGCTCCCTCTGCCTGACATGCAAGCACTCGAAGAGGAAGAGCTGTATGGGAGCTTCCTTGATTGTGAGATCGAGGTCCAGCCTCATGGCGAAGTTGTCAAGATCCAGCCCGGTACATGCCGTGAATTCGCCCCGGCCGCTGGCTCACGTTTCGCAGCTGCGCAGGCAGCCGCCGATCTGCTGTTTTAGGGGGGTGAGATGCACGCTTTGATGACCGTCAACACCGATACCGACGCCGAAGAATTTGTGGCCCTGGTCAATGAGATCAGCACAACCGAGCGCATCGGCCTCAAAGCCGCCTGGCACCGCGCCATGGTCGTATGGCCGGAGCTTATGCAGGACATCGCCGCCGACGCCACCTATGCTCCCTACGAGCGGCATGAGTCCTGGTCGGTCCCACCCAGGCCAGCGGCGTAAGAGTTCGCTAAGAGTTGGGGCTGGGTGGTGGCCTTTATCCATCCCCCAGCAATCACCGTTCGTAGACTCATCAGAAGTGAAATCACAACACAAAGGAACAGATCGAAATGGCAAAGCCACCAACAATCATGGTCAAGGAATACAAAGGCACGGACGACTTTCAAAAAGAGGCTCAGAAGCTCGCCAAACAGGGGTGGGCGGTCACGAGCCAGTCTGAGCGCACGCAACGCGCCGGCTGTATGCGCTTCATTCTCATCGGCCCGCTGGCACTCATCTTCCATCCGAAGTCGCGGGTGACTGTGACGTATAGCAAGACCGCATAGCCGACCACGGCACGGCCTTTGCTCGACTCAACGCCCGCCGGCCTGCTCGACTCAACCACGGCCGCATAGCCCGCCCTCGATGATGAGGGCGGGCGTTTTTTGTGGAGGAGGACAGATAAGACTTATTAGGAGTACTGGCTTGTGACTCCTTCTGTCACAACTATCTAGACAGGCCATGCGACCCATGCTAGTATCATTCATGACACTTTTTGTCATGAATGCGCCGGGGGCCGCCGATGGGCCTGGAGATCAACACCAGCGCGTACCGCTCCGGCAATTACAACAGCCGGGCCGGGAAACCGATCTCGGCCATCTGTCTGCATACCACCGAGGGCGACTGGGATAGTGACGCACGCTGGATGTGCGACCCCGATAGCGGCGTGTCCTGCCACGTCACCCTGGCGCCCGATGGCGGCCTGTATCAACTCGTCGATGATGAGATGCGCGCATGGCACGCCGGCAGCGGATCGTGGAACGGGATCACCGACCTGAACAGCTATTCGCTCGGTCTGGAGATTAGCCACGTCCAGGGCCACGGCTACGGGCCGACCCAATGGGCCGTTGCCGCCGACCTCTGCCAGATGTGGATCTCGCGCTATAGCATTATCCCGTCAATGATCTGTGCCCACCGCTGGTATGCCCCGACCCGCAAGATCGATCCCACCGATGTCTCGGATCACTTTCTCAAACAATGGATCGCCGCGCTCTATGATGCCGGCGGCGTGTGGCGCAACGCGACGATCGACCTCCTCAATATCCGCGAGGGACCAGGGACGCAATACCCCGTCGCGCTGGACGGTGTGGCGCAGCTCGCGCCCGGTCAGACCTTCGAGGTGGATGATCTCACGCCCTCCGATGATGCGAGCCACCCCGATCCCTGGCTGCACTTAATGTCACAGGTTGGCTTTGTCTATTCGCCGTTATGTCAGCAGGTGGCCTGAGGTGGGACGCACGATCGCCAACGTCGGCAAATTCATGGTCGACGGCCTGCACGCCAAACACGACGGGAGCGGGCGCATCTTCCGGGCCATCCAGCGCGTCGATGAGAACGACGGCAACCGCAAGTATTGTTCGGTGTGTGTCGAGCCTGAGGCCGGGCAACTGGAGGAAGTGCTGAGGATCGACGCCATGATCGGCGCTCCGCATATCGTCGTCCGGCCCGATGGCACCGCCTATGTGGAGGGTGGCGGGCGCGACAATACGATCGAGACGGGCCACAGTATACCGGGCTGGGTCCCACTGGAGGATAGCCATGCCGACTAGCGCACTCGTCACGCTGCTCCTGGTCCTGGTCATCCTGCTTGCCCTGCTGGACATGCTCGGCTACAGGTCCCGGCCGGGCGTCGGCGGGCGGTCAATGTGCTGATCCTCATTGTGGTGGTGGTAATCATCGTCGTGCTGCTCCGGGCGCTGGGGGTCGCGATATGACCCGCGAAGTCACCGATACGCTGTTACGCACCGATGGCGCACCTTGGGACGGCGGGTTGGTCACATTCCAGCGCACCGCCGGATCGTTCATTCCGGCCAATAGCTTCCCACCCGATACGACCGAGGTCACGACCGACGCGACGGGGGCCTATAGCGTGGATCTGTGGCCGGATGGGGCGGGGCTGATCCGGGCATGGTATCTCGTCACCTATCCCAACGGTGAAAAATTCCGCGTCTCGATCCCTGATGGGACGACGCCGATCACCATGCCCGAAGTGCGGGCCGCAACGGTGGGGCCGCCCGTCCCGCCATCGGCCCTTGACGCCCACGAAGCAGCCGCCGATCCGCATGATCAATACCTGCTCCCGGCTGAGGCCGATCTGGTTTACGCCCACATCAGCCACAATCAGCCGTGGAGCACGATCACATCGACGCCCACGACACTCGCGGGCTATGGCATCACCGACGCGGCCCCGCTGGTCCACTCCCAGCCGTGGAGCACGATTACCGCGACACCCACGACCCTCGCCGGCTATGGCATTACCGACGCCGCTTCTACATCCGCGCTTGCCACCGAGATCAGCGACCGCACCGCCGCCGACCTGGGCAAAGCCAATCTGAGCGGTGGGAACGCATTCACCGGCGTACAGGCGCTCACGACGGGGGCGGCAGGCACAAAAGGACTCACGATCAAGCTGGCCGCCTCGCCCACGGCCAACGCCTTTGAGGTGCAGGACAGCGCGTCGGCGGTCCTGGCCCAGATCACGCAGGCGGGAGCGGCTGCGTTGCGTGCGAGCATCGGGTCCCAGGCCGACGGCCTGTACGTCCCCTGGAAAAGTGGCGACACCCACGCGACGGTCACGATCGGTTCGGCAACGGCGGGGAACAATCAGAACGCCATTTTCGCGCAGAGCGATAGCGGGGCCGGCGTGCGGGCGCAATCAGCTTCCGGCGTGGCGTTCTATGGGATCGTTTCCGACGCGGGCACGTCCAATCAGGCCAAGCTGTTCACGCTCACGCATCGCACCAGCGGCACACCTGGGGCCAACTTTGGCGCGTCGTTTGAGCTGGCCGCAAACTCCAGCACGGCTGCCGATCGTACGCTTGGGTTCGTTGCCGGCTTCTGGACTGATCCCACGGATGCCACCCGCACGTCGGCGATCGCCATTCAGACGATCAACAGCGGCGTCCTGGCCGAACGGCTGCGGATCAGTGGGAACGGGAACATCGGGATCAACGTCCAATCGGCCTTCGGGTCGGGCGTCGGTGTGATCGGCATCGCCAACGCTGCCACCGTGCCGAGCACGAACCCGACCGGGGGCGGTGTGCTCTACTGTGAAGGCGGGGCATTGAAGTACCGGGGGAGTGGTGGCACCGTCACCGTGCTCGGGGTGGCGTGATAGGGGGACTACATGGCGAATAGACCAAGCGACTTTGTCAGTCAGACCCGCGATCTGGCAACCACGCTGCTCCAGACGATCAACGGCCTGGACGCGCTGCGGAAAGAATGGGATGGGATGAATTACCTTGACACCCTGCCCCCGGAGGCGTTCGAGGGCGCGAATAGCGACGTGACCAAAGACGAGATCGCGGCGGTGATCGGCACCACGCTTGACGCGCTCAATGCGCTGCTCGACGAGGGCCACGCCACGAACCTGTACAACGTGCGCACATGAGCAATCCAGCTATCGCCCCTGAACCGCCGATCGAGATCCAACGGGCGGTCCTGTCGCACGAGATCGCCATGTGGACGACCACCCGCTATCAATGCGAGGTACGTTTGCGCGTGCAGAAGAAAATCGAGGGCGAGCGGGAGATCATCGACGGCTTGATCGCTGATCTGGAGCGGTGCGAAACGGCGCTGGACGCCCTGAACGCTGAGCTGGACGCGCTGGGGGTGGCGATCTGATGGCAACAAGCACGCTGCTGTTCTACGGTGCGGGCGCGCTCATCGGGGCGTCTCTGCTGGGCTGGCTGCTACGGTGGAGGGCGAGGCGGTGACTGACGATGTGACCCCTTTTTCTAGGTCGACTTGTCGACAAGTCGACCTATGAAAAGAGTGCTTGACATCGCGGGTGTTGTCGAAGCGATCCACGAACATAAGGGGAACCTGGCAGCCGTGGGCAGGCAGTTCGGTGTAACGCGGGATGCAGTGTCGAAGTATTGTCTGAGGCATCCGACGTGCGGTCAGGCATATCACGCGGCCTTCGAGACGATGCTGGATGAGGCTGAAAGTGTGCTCTACCGCAAGGCGCTTGAAGGGTCGACGCCGGAGTTGCTTTTTCTGCTGAAAACCAAGGGCCGGTCACGCGGCTACGTCGAACGGGCCGAGGTCGACCATTCGGGCACGATCGGCATGTATCGGGTGGATATAGACGACGATGACAGCAGCGCCACATAGCCCGCGCATCCTGCGGCACCGCAAGGGCACCGATCCCCAGCGTGAATTCTGGAGGTCCCAGGCCCCCTATCGCGCCTTCATTGGCGGCGTGGGCAGCGGCAAGACGCGGGCCGGCTGCGTCGAAGTGCTCAGGCAGCCGGCCGGCTCAGTCGGTATGGTCCTGGCACCCACGTATGTCATGCTCAGGGATGCCACCTTCAAGACGTTTCTTGATCTGGCGACACGCGGCGGCATCATCCGGGCGTTGCACCGCTCGGAGATGAGCGTGACCCTGACCGATGGCAAGCTGATCCTGTTTCGCAGCGCCGACAATCCTGACCGGCTCAGAGGGCCAAACTTGTCATGGTTCTACCTGGACGAGGCGGCCATGATGGACCCGGAGGTCTGGTTGATCATGCTGGGACGCCTCAGGCTGGCACCCGGCCGCGCCTGGGCCACGTCCACCCCACGCGGCAATAACTGGCTGGCCCGCGTCTTTCAATCGTCGCCGGACCATGCCATCATCCGGTCATCATCGCGCCAGAACCCCTACCTGCCCGCCGGCTTTGTGGCGAGCCTGGAGCAGAGCTATACGCAGCGCCTCATCCGGCAGGAAGTCGAAGGGGAGTTCCTGGACGACGTGCCCGGTGCGCTCTGGACACGGGCCATGCTGGATGCCTGCCGTGTGACCAGCGTGCCCGATCTCCGGCGCATCGTCGTGGGGGTGGATCCGTCCGGCTCTGCGAAGGGTGACGCCTGCGGGATCGTGGTCGCTGGGAAGGATGCAGCGGGCCATGGCTACGTCCTGGACGATCGCAGCATCCAGGCGTTGCCGGGCGTCTGGGCGGCTGAGGCGGTCGCTGCCTACAACAGCCACAAGGCCGATCGCCTCATCGCGGAAAGTAACTTCGGCGGCGAGATGGTCCGAACCACCATCCAGACCATACCGGGCGCTCCCAGCGTGTCCCTCATCTCGGCCAGTCGCGGCAAGATGGTCAGAGCTGAGCCGATCGCGGCGCTGTATGAGCAAGGGCGCGTGCATCATGTCGGCAATTACCGGCAATTAGAAGATGAGCTATGCAGCTATGACGGCACGGGCGAGTCTCCGAACCGCATGGATGCCCTGGTGTGGGCCATGACCGAGTTGCGCCTGATGGGCGGAATAGGCATTTATTAGATGAGCAACGCCGCGATCGTCCAACGCAAAGCCCGCGCCCGTCGTGGCAGGACCGGCGACGCCGCCCGCGATCAAGTCTCCCAGGGACAGAACCGCCGCAGCCGGTATACCATCGGTGAGTTGCCGCTGGTCAGACTGGACGATCCCCACGGCCCGATTATCAATATCCAGATGGCCGACGCCGCCCAGCTCGACTATTCCCGCCAACACCTCCTGTATCTGGCCGGCACGCATGAGATGGTCAATGCCTGCCTCCGCATCCGGGCCGATCGCCTCATCGATCCGGTGCTGGTCGTCGAACGCTCGACCGATGGCGAGAACTGGGAGCAAGAGCGTGACCACCCGCTGCTGGCCCTCGCACGCATCCCCGGCGAGACGTTGGACACGGCGTCATTCTGGCGGTTCCTGTCGATGTCCTGGGATAGCGTCGGCGCCGTGTATATCGAGCCGATCCTACGGGATGGCTTGCTCGTCGGCATGAACCCGCTGAACCCGCAGTATGTGACCGAGGTGTATGGGGCAACCGGCCGGCTGGAAACCTACGAGTGGTATCCCGGCTATGGCGAGCGCGTCATCTTCACCCCGGATCAGCTCATCGTGCGCCGGCGGCCCCTCGACATCGATCCCGCTCCGCTGATGAGTGCCCTGCGAGCGGTCGAAGCAGACCTTGCATTTAGCGAGTATGTGCGCAGTTTCTTTGCTAATAGCGCCGTTCCAAGCGGCATCATCCGCGTGCATGGCAGCGCGTCGCAGGAAAGCGCCGATGAGATCCGGGCGCGGTGGATGGACCGTTACGGTGCCCTGGGCACGTCCCAGCATGGCCCGGCCGTCCTCGACGACATGGCCGAGTATCAGCAAGTCGGGAGCAAATTAGGCGACCTGGATAACGACGTCCTGCGCAAAGAGATCGAGTCGCGCATCGCCATGCCGTTTCAGGTGCCGCCCCTCATCATCTACAGCTACCTGGGCATCACGACCGCCACGTATAGCAACCTTCAAGAGGCGTGGCGTAGCTTCTGGGACAGCCCGGTGCTGCCGTTACTCAGGGAGTGGGGCGACTGGCTCACCCGCGCCGTGCTCCCATTTTACGAGCCGCCCCAGGACATCTATGCGGGTCTGGTCCGGGCACGGTTCGACACATCGACGATCCCGGCGCTGCAAGAGGACACCGGCCCGCGCGTCGCCATGTTCGAGGCAGCCTACAAGCAGGCAGTGGTGAGCGTCAACGAGTATCGCATCGTGCTGGGCATCGAACCGAGGGATGAGCCGGGCGCTGATGACCTGGGAGCATTGGCACCGCCCCCACCCCCACCCGCACCGCCGGCGATCACCGCTGGTCCGGTCCCGTTCTCAGTTGGAGAACAGCCGCCCACCGAGGAACAAGCAACGCTCCCAGAAGCCAAAGCGTCCCAGTCGGTTGTGGAGCGGCACGTCGCGCAGTACATCGAAGGCGAGTATGCCAAGGCCCGGCGGCTGATGCTCTCGACTGGCGACGTTGACGCAGCCATCGCGGGATTGTCGGATGCGCTTGACGACGGCTTGCAGTTGACGGCGATCCTCGCTCCCAGCGTGCGGCGGGAGGTGGCGCGGTCCTACGGGCAGGCATCCGGCGTCAAAGCACCCCTGCCCCGCGCGCTCACCTTTGCCACCGGGCGCATCGTGGATGTGCTCAGTAAGCGGGCAGCCAAGATAGCCGAGACAACCCGCGAGGAAATCACTAAGGCCATGCGTGCCGGGCTTGACCTCGTCACGGCGGGCAAAGAGCGATCCCAGGTGCGCGCACCCGTCATCGTGGAAACCGAGACAGCGGTGGCGAGCACGGCGGGCACCCTGGCAGGCTATGACAGTCGCGGGGTGAAGTCAGTGCGGTGGACGGCGTCGGCCGATGCCTGCCCGGAGTGTGCAGCGTTGGATGGCAGCGAGCACCCGATTGAAGGGGCGCCCGGCCTGCCGCTCCATCCCAATTGTTCGTGTTCGTGGAGTGAGGTGGACGCATGAAGGTGATGATCGAGCTTGACGAACCACGGGCATTGAACGTCTACGACACGATCAACTACGCCAAGGTCGTGGAGGGCGATTTAGAGTACATCCACCCCGAACACATAACCAAAATCCTTGACAACCTGGCGGCGTCGTTGAGCGTCTATCACCGCGAATGGGCCGATCACGATCGTCGGGTTGGCTTGCGTGCGCTCGCCATCCTGCGCGGCTTTATCGAGGGGACAGATTACCATGAGCGATGATCTACACGCGGCTGAGGCGCTGGAGGCGCTGCGCTCAATCGGCGCTGACCGCATCGAATACAAAGCCGATGTGACGCCGGCGGTCCTGGACGTGAGTGACCGGGAAGTGACGACCCTGTTTAGCGTCGATAACCTGGACAGCACGGGCGATATTACCGAGGTCGCAGCGTTCAAGCGCAGCATCGACCATCGCGCCCAGTCGATCCCCCACCTCTACATGCATGACCTGACCGCGCCGGCGATCGCTCGCATCCTCTCGTTTCAAGAGGTCAAGCGTGGCGAGCTACCAACGGATGTCCAGCAGCTCTACCCCGATGCGACCGGCGGCATGGCCTGTGTGTCGCGCTACCTCTCCCGTGGGCGCGGTGCCGAGGTGCTGGAGGGTATCAAAGAGGGTATCCCGTATCAAGCATCGTTCGGCTATCAGGTCCTCAAAAGCACCCCGCGTCAGGTCAAGGGTCAGGCCGTGCGCGTCATCAAAGAGCTGCGCTTGTTCGAGGTGAGCACCACGCCCCCAGGCCACGCGGCAAACGAGGCCACCCGCACCCGCCTGGGCAAAGCACTTGCCGCCCTGGAGGAATTGAAGGCCGGCTGGAGACATGGCCGGCATGAGGACCTCTCCCTGCTCAATCAGATCGCCGCCCTGGTTCACGCCCTGGGCGCATCCAATATCACGCTTGTCGAACCCGCCTCGGAGCCGAACCAGGCTCCACGCACTTCGGAAGTGGATCGGCTTATCTCCGACCTGGAGGTTATCTATTCCGAGGTGTAACCATGTCAGCCTATGCCGCCCGACTTAAGTCGGACATGAAACCGCTACTCGACGAGCTGCGCGAGTTGAACGACCTCGACGATCCCAGCGATGAGCAAAAGAGCGATATTGATCGCATCACCCAGACGCTCGCCGAGAAGAAGTCCCAGTACGATAAGGCGATCGAGCGTTCCACGAAAACCGCCGCAGCCGAGACGATGTATGATGCCCTCTCCGAGCCGGCCCCCCAGCCCCGCGCCATCTCCGACCGTGCATCTGCGCCGGCGGCGTCTGGGAACGGTGGCGAGGTCAAGGCCCTATCGAGCTATCTGCTTGATAGCCGGGAGTTCAAGAACCCGCGCGGCGGCATGTATAACGTGTCCTCCCAGGCCCCGATCGCGGCGCTGTATCCCTATGTCGAGCGCAAAGCCGCCTATATCCCCGGCAACCTGAACCTAACCGGCGGGCCGTTGCAGATCTTCGGGCCGAACACGCCGCGCGTGCCGCACCCGTTTCTGGACTTCCTGCGCACGGTCCCGTATAACGGCTATGCGGTCCCGTATCTCGCGCCGGTGTTCACCAACAACGCCGCCGATGTTGCCCTGGGCCAGCCCAAGCCCGAGTCAACGAACACCGGCAACGTCCAGACGGTGAACATGCATACGATCGCCCACTGGAAAGAGGTGCCCAGGCAGATCCTCACCTACTATCCCAGTATGCGATCCATCATTGACGACGAGCTGCTCGGCGGTGTGCTGTCCAAAGTTGAGGACATCATTATCAACTCCCCCGGCACCGGAAACACGATGCTCGGCATCCTGGCAACACCGGGCATTGATACCGCCGTGGGCGCGGACATGATTGCGCAGATCCTCAACGCGCTGGGCGTCATCGGGACCAGGGGCGGGACGCCGGACGGCATCCTCATGAACCCCTCGGACTACTACGCCCTGATCGCATCGGCCTACACCGGCAACAAATACAACCCGCTCACGTCGGCGGGGCGCTTTGCTGGCGTACCCGTGGTCCTCGAAGGGTCGCTGGCAGCAGGCACCACGATCGTCGGCGACTGGAACCGGGCGGTTGCGCTGTACGTGGGCGACACTGCCAATGTCCGGGCAACCGAGGCTTTAGGGTTCAAGTCGAACCTCGTCACAATCCTTAGCGAGATGGATTGTGTGATCCTGGCAGAGCGGCCGAACCTTTTGGTGAAAACCACGGGAGCTATTCCATAGGCGTCACCATTTGGATCCAATTCGTGTCATTATCTCCCATGATAATGACACGAAGCATCCAATTCGTGTCATTACCGAAGGAGATAATGTTATGGCTCACCCATGGCCCAGCGAGTCCACTGGTCACCCCTATAGGTGGCGTCCACCGGCCGAAGTCAACTATTTTGTCGCCAACGCCAAAGCTACTACTGCCACGGCGGGAACACCGGGCACCTTCGGACCAGCGAGCAACGGTGGAGTCAACACGCTAGCGGAAATGACCGGCGTGACAGCCGTGCCCGCAACAGCCTGGACGACGGGCCAGCGTGTGGTCTGCAACGATGGGACAGAGGTGCATTGGAGCAGTACGGCCTGGGTCGCAGGTCGGGCATAGGAGATCGACGATGAGCGGAGATGACAGCGGGCGCGTTCGCACGCCGATGAGTCCGGCAACCTGGACGGCTGATGAGGCGGCCCCAGCGTCCCAGACGCCGGAGGGGGAGAAGCAGCCGGAGAAGGAACCCGAACCAAAGAAAACCACCAAAAAGGCAAGCTGATGACTTTGTATGCAGCGACCGTCAGCATGTTTCGCTACCTGCCCCAGGTGCCCCAGACCACCGAGAATGAGGCGTTATTTGTGGACCTCTTGACGCGGGCTTCGGCCATGTGTGATGAGGTGTTGGCGGGCGTCGATCCGCTGGCCCTCGATCCGGTCCCGCCCAGCCTGGAACAGGTCACGCTGGAGTTGGCGGTGAACATGTGGCGCAGCCGCGACCGAGGGGGTTGGGCCGTCTCGTCGGGCGTCGATGGCGAAGGGGCGTTGCAATACACCGGGGTCCTGACTGACAAGCAGATGCGCCTGCTGGGGCAGATACGCATTCGGCTCGGGGCGGTGCCGGTGTGAGCGGCCTGGATCTTCGGGTGGAGATCGAAGGCCCGGACCTGCTCGCCGAGCTGTCGGGGATCGCGGGGGTGATCCCCGACGAGCTGCGGGCCATGTCAGAGGCCATCGGGCAGGCGATCGAGGACGCCGCCGAAGGTCCGACGCCGGTACGCACGGGTGCCCTGCTGCGTAGCATCTTCTGGGAGGTGGACAGCGCCGCCGGGGTGACTGTGGGACCTCACCTTGACTACGGGGTTTTTGTGCACCAACACAAACCATTCATGCTCGAAGCCTATCAAATAGCGGAACCAACGATCGACCGGCTGCTGTCTCAGGCCGGTGATCACATCGTGGAGGGACGATGACCACCGACCTCGATCGACTGATCACCGTCCTGGAGCGCATCGCGGCCAGTCTGGAGCGCACGCCCTGGATGAAGCAGGCCCGCCGATTTGACGAGCGGACGGCATTCGCCGCCGATCGCTTTCAGGATGACCCCGCCGATCTCGCCAGCGCACACCTGAGCAGCTACCAGGGTCGCATTGGCGGCCGCGCCTTCAATGCGGTCGCCCGTGCGTTGGCCGACGGGAAATACCACGCTGATTTAACCTGGCCTGCGTTCCTGCGTCTGGTGTGGGCGAGCGAATATGATCTGTCATCCGGTGATTATGTTTACTTTCAGGGCGTTGGACCCAGCAGCTTTCATGAGTGGTTTACGGTGCTCTCGGATGAGGGGGCGTACCGTGAACGCTCGTATACCACGCTGACGGGGGTAGAGGACAGATGACCACCGACGCCGATCTGATGGCTGCGCTGTTTGAGCGCCTGCAAACCCTCATCGGCGCGGTGGTGGTGCTGGGCGAACCGCCCACGGTGCAGGATACGCCGCTGATCTACCTGATGAGTTTTCAGACCGACTACCGCGCATCGGGCGGGCATGAGATCGTCGATCTGCGGCCGCGTATCCGGCTGGTGGTCCGGTGGCAGGATGCGCCCAATGCTGAGGCGGAAATCCTCGCACTCCAGGCAGCGGTGCATGACCTCATCACCGACGGGGGTGCCCTTGGGGCCAAGCTGGGCGGCGCGTGCCGTGTGACCTGGGAACAAACGCTCTATGGCTATCTGACCGTGGGCGGCACGCGCTACAGGATGGCGCAGATGGCCCCCCGGCTGATCACATTCTAGGAGGGAACCAAATGGCCGCAACCGAAAAATATTGTCCGACCGGGTTCATGCTCGAACTGTCCATCGACGGGGGGACGACCTGGACGGATCACACCGCCACCGTGCGACACGTCAATCCCAGCGAGCAAACGCGGGATGTGCTGCGCTACAACACCAGCGCCGGGCCGGTGATCTGCTCCGGCCCTCCCAGCGAGACGGATATTGAGATCGATAACCTCTACCAGGAGATCGACACGGGCGCGTATGCCATTCTGCGCACGGCAAAGGAGGCCGGCGACCCCATCAGCCTGCGCTGGACGCCGGAGGGGGGCACAAAGCAGTGGACCGCGCTGGATGCCACGATCACCTCGTTCGATGAGCCGGACCTGGACAACGACGCCGACAGCCCGCTGTTTTTCCTGGCGACGATCTCGGCTGAGGTCGTGACCTGGGATACGGTGGGGCCATGACCGACAATGGAGTAGCGCCAGTCATGGATGAGGATGAGGCCGTAGCACCGCCGGAGGGCGTCACCTTCGAGTTATCCCGCCTGAGCTATGGCGACCTCCGGCGCTTGCAGACGGTGGACGCCACCAACCCGGCCGGCCTGGAGTTGCTGGATACCATCCTGGAGAAAGCGGTGGTCGGTGGCCTGGATGCGATCCCGGTGTTGCAACTCAGGCAGACCATGACCGCCCTGATGCAGGCCATCACAGCGGGTATGTCGGGGTCGGGGTCGTAGGCCGCGCCGCGTTTCAGGGCTTGCAGCGCGGCCGTTTAGGGACGCCCCATGCCCTGACCCTCCGGCTCTGCCGGATGTACCACTGCACGCCGCTGGAGTTGGACCGGCAACCCCTTGACGTGGTATCGGCCCACCTTGCGGTGGAGGAAGCAGAGGCCATGCATCAGAAGATTGAGCGCAAACGCGAGGAAGCGCGGGCACGCAGGAAGCGCAGATAAGTGGCGAACACCGTCAAAACCGTCCAGATCATCGTCGATGCGAAGGACCAGGCATCCAAGGTCATCGGCGGGATCGGCCATGCCCTCAGCACGGCGCTGGGCACGTTTGCCGGCGGCGCAGCGCTGGGCATCGCGTCCAAAGGCTTTGATGCGCTCTCCGGTGCCATCTCCGGCGGGATCAGCGATGCGCGTGAGGCTGCGGGTGTGTTTGCCCAGACCCAGGCGGTGATTGCATCGACGGGCGGCGCGGCCGGCGTGAGTGCCCAGCAGGTCGCGGACATGGCCGGGAGTCTGAGCGCAGCGGCGGGCAAATCCGTCTTTGGTGACGACGACATTCAGCGCGGCCAGAATATGCTGCTCACCTTCACCAACATCAAGGACACGCTCCCCGATGCGACCCAGGTCATGCTGGACATGGCCCAGGCGACCGGGTCCGACATGAAAGGATCTGCGCTCCAGCTCGGTAAGGCCCTTAACGACCCCGTCAAAGGCATCTCGGCGCTGTCCCGTGTGGGTGTGACCTTCACCAAGCAACAGAAGGACCAGATCGAGGCGATGCAAAAAGCGGGCGATACCGCCGGCGCGCAGAAGGTCATCCTGGGAGAGCTGACCAAAGAGTTCGGTGGGAGCGCCGCCGCCGCAGCCGCAGCCGCCGGCCCGCAAGCGCAGTTTGCGGATCAGATGGGCGAACTGGGGGAGAAGATGGGCACCCTCTTGCTCCCGGTCCTGAATGATGTGTTTGGCTTTCTCGCCTCAGATGCCGTCCAGGGTGCGCTGTCCGGCGTGATCGACGGCATGTCGGGCGTGATTGAGGCCATCGACAATATCGTCAATGCGTTCGCGCTGGGCGGCTTTTCTGAGGGGATGCAGGAAATCTGGTTAGCGCTCTCATCCTTTGGCAATGACCTCTTGACCTGGGTCGCATCCGTCGTGCCTGGCTTGCTCGCACAACTGGCGACGTGGGGGCAAGCCTTCATTGATTGGGTGGCACCCATGATCCCGCCGGCCCTCGCAGCGCTGGGAGCATTGGTCGAACAGATCTGGGCGTGGATCGTCGCCCAGGCCCCCGTGTTTGTGGCGCAACTCGCGGCATGGGGCCAGGCGTTCATTGATTGGGTCGCGCCCATGATCCCGCCCGCGCTGGCAAAGATAGGCGAACTGGCGAATGGCCTGATCGCGTGGATAGGACAGCAGGCCGCGCCCATTCTCGCCAGTCTGGGCGACTGGGCGAAATCCATGATTGCCTGGATTGCGCCGATGATCCCGAAGTTCCTCGCTGAGTGGCCCGCGCTGCTCAATAGCTTTCTGGATTGGATCGGGCAACAGGCCGGCCCCATCCTCGCCAAGCTGGGCGACTGGGTCGTGTCCTTCCTGGCATGGGTGATCCCGATGATCCCCGGCTTTATCGCAGAGGTCGCGAAGATTGCCGCCGCGATCCTGATCTGGGTCGCTGAGACGGCGGGCGTCCTGCTTGCCAAGATCATCCTGGAATGGGTGCCCGCGTTTATCAACTGGATCGCCACCGACGCGATCCCCAAGCTGGTCCCGGCATTGGGCAAGATGCTGGATGCCATCGGCGCATGGATCACCGGCACGGCGGTACCCTGGTTGACCTCAGAGGCCGGCAAGCTCGGCACGGCGATCGTCGATGGGATCAAGGCCATGGTCAGCGCCGGCGGCAAGCTGATCGGGGATGCCATCGCAGCCGTCATCCGGGCGGCACTCGACAAAGCCAAGAGCATCTTCAAGATCGGCTCTCCCAGCCGCGTGTTTGCGGAGGAGGTCGGAGCGCCGATCGTCCAGGGCATCGTGGCCGGCCTGGAGACGAACGCGGGCGATGTATCGGATGCGGTCGGGGCGCTGGCAGCTGCGGCCGGTATCGCGCTCACCCAGGACCAGCAAGCGGCGATCCTTGCGACGTGGCAATTCGTGGCCGATGGGATTGACCAGATTATGATCGACGAGGTGGGCCGCCTCAATCATATCGTGGGCCTGATGCTGAGTGCGATCCAGTCGGTGATGGACGCTCTGGACACGCTGGCATCCCGTATCCGCAGTATGCCGAGTGTCAACACGGGTGGCGGGGGCGGCGGGGGTGGGGGCAACCCCGATCCTGGGGCACCGAGCAACACGAACAACATCAATGTCTACACCAACGGCGATCCGTGGAAGACGGGCAAAGCCTTGACCGATGCGCTTGACAGCAGGGGCCTCTGATGCCGATCGTCTATCAAAGGTTCGCTGATGTGCCCTTCCAGCTCTACGACGGGACCCACCCGCTCGATAGCGGCACGATGGACCTCGACCTGATCCCGCTCGCCAGTGGCGGCGCATACAATCCTCATGGAAGCGCCACAGGGCACCACGCGGGCCTCAGGCTGGCACTCGTTGGCACAATCATGGCGCAAAGCTGGACAGAGGCCAGGGACCATCTCCAGCGTCTCCAGGCGTTGCGCTTCCAGGAGGGACGGCTGACCCGCCAGTCGATCGGGGATGGCAGGCAAGAGCGGGCCACCGCCATTCTGACCGGCGTAGACGGTGACTGGGATGATAGCCAGCGCGGGCCGCAGATTGAGATCCGTTGTGACTTCGCTGTGACCTCTCCGGTGTGGAGTGGCACCGAGCACGGGCCGGGGTGGTTCTTCGATAGCGGCGTGATGCTGGATAGCGGCCGGGCGTTCGATGAGGCCACCGGGGATACGTTCACCCTGGACGGCACCTCGCCAGATACGATCGCCCTGGTCAATAGTGGCAACGTGGCACAGACCAATGTGCAGCTGAAGGTCACGGTGGGCACGCCGGCGCTCACGTCGATCCGTATCGCCGGCGGGGGAACAGACATCACCTGGACCGGCACGGCGGCGGCGGGATCTGCGCTCATCTTCGACGGTGGGGCCTGGAGTGTGACGAACGCGGGCGCGGATGCCTATAGCGGGCTGGTGTTCAACTCGGGCCATTCGATCGATACCATGTTTCGGCTTGTGCCGGGGAGCACCAGTTATACCGTTAGCTATACGGGCGGCGGGACCACCACGGTCATCCTGGCGACGTTCAACGATGCCTGGGCTTAGGGAGAGAGGCGCATGAGCACGACCAATCACACTGACATAGCCGTTGGCGCGGCGGGTGACTCCGGTATCGTCAACGCACCGCTGGGGCAACTGGACGCGGCAATCGGCAACCGGGCCAGCCTGACAACCACCGATAAGACTTCGCTGGTCGCAGCGGTCAACGAGGTGGACGCCCACGCCGACGCGGTACAGACGCAGGTCAACACCTCGCTCCAGGCATCCGGCGTGCTCAAAGCCGGATCGGTCAGCGCCACGTCGATGCTCGCGGATAGCATCGTGACCAGCGCGAAAATCGTAGACCTGACCATCGTGGCGGGCGACATTCAGGACCTCACGATTACGGGCGGCAAGATCGCCCCGCTCGCAGTGGACGGGTCCCGGCTCACCCGTGATAGCGTGCTCTCCGGCAACCTGATGGCCGACCCCTCGCACGCCGACCTCACGCCCACGCTGACCTATGAGCCGGGCGGTCGCCTCATCTGGCACCCGCGCACACAATCGTTGCTTGATGCCGTGCTCCAGGTCGTCGAGAACGACCCGCAAAATCCCTTCGGCAACGGTCGGACACTTCGGATGCTGACCGGCGGGACCCAGTGGGGCCGGTACATCGACTGTCGCAAGCATGGCATCCAGGAGGGGGATCGGGTCGCGGGGCGTATCATCTGCCGGCCTGGGTCTGCGACGGGCATCTGGCGCGTGTCTGCCCGCTGCTACAAAGCCGATGGGACCACGACGAGCGCGACGGTCTGTAACGGGGTCGCGTTCGACTTCGGCGGCGCGTGGGACGGCTTGCCGCATGAGCTGACCAGCGTGGCGTCTGGTGGCGTGTTCCTGACCATCGAACCATTGACCGCCTATGTCCTGATCTTTGTGACCCGCACCGCCGGAACCGAGGTCCTGAGCACGTACAAGATGGACGCCTGGAAGGGCAGCGGCTTACCGTCCATCTTTGCCCCTGGCCCAGTCTCGTTTATCACGGATGAGGTCAAAGAGGCGCGGGCGGGCTATGCGACCCTGGCCCAGCGCATGAACTCCCTGTTGCCCGTTTCCGACCGATCGGGACGGGAAACCCTGCGCGACTGGCAAGGGGCCTTAGCGCGTCACCTCTCGACCTCTACGGGCATCGCAGTATGCGCCCTCATCGGGGATAGCTGGGTGGTTCGTGACGACATCCGCTACCCCCTCATGCAGCAACTCCAAACGAGATACGGCGACGGTGGGCCGGGCTGGGTCAACTTCCTCTGTTGCCGCCTGAACAGCTCGACATACCGCCACGGCTTTACCTACGCCGATACGGGCACCTGGACCGAGGTGGACCGCGATCCGCTCAGCCTGGGCATCGACATTGGGCATATCATCTCCCAAGGGACCGGCGGCACGGTCACGATCGCCAGCACCGGGACCATCACCGACGCGAAAATCCAGTATCGACAGACGCCGAACGGCGGATCGTTCACCGTGGCGGTCGATGCCGGCACACCCGTCACGGTCAACACGGCGGGCGTCGATAACATCCTGGCGTACAACATCCCCACGCAGCCGGACGCGATCCACACCATCGTGATCACCGTCACGGCGGCAGGCACCGCGAACGTGAGCTTGATCGGGGTGGACCTCCAGCGCAACGTGGCCGCCGGCGGGATCAGGGTCCATCGCTGCGGCGCATCCGGGGCAACCTCAGCCGACTATACCGACGTGAGCGCGATCCTCTGGCAAACGAGCTTTGCGCATCTCGGCATCAATGTAGCGGCGATCATGCTGGGCACGAACGATAATAGCCTCGCGTCCATCCCGGCAGCCACCTATGGCGCGAACTTGCAGACGCTGTGCGATCGGGTGCACGCCGCAACCCCGCTCTGTGATGTCATGTTGATGCCATCGGCTGACAATGGGGTGACGCCGATCGCGGCGTGGGACCAGGCGGCCAAAGATGCCGCGCAGACCAAGCGCGTCGCCTATCTCTCCAGCTATGCCAATATGGGGCTGTATGCCGATGCGAACGCGCGTTCGCTGATGGCCGATACGCGCCACCCCAACGCCGCCGGGGGCCGCGTGATAAGCAACCTCATGCTGCAAATGCTCCAGGACCACTAGCACCATGGGCTACTGGGTGGACGTGCTGGATACCAGCCTGGCCCCGCTGGGACCGGGACCGCTGGCGACCGTGCCGCGCGTCCAGATCGTCCGGCGGCTTGACCGTGCGGGGCAGATGCAGGTCACGGTGCCCGCCGTGGATCCCCGCTCTGCCCTCATCCAACAGAAGCGCATCCTCAGCGCAAAGACGCTGCGAGGTGGCTTGTTGGCAACGGTCGGATCGTGCATCATCGACGGGATCAGCGTGAGCGCCGACGCCGCAGACGCCCCGATGCTCGACATCTCCGGGCCGGACCTGCTGGGAGAGTTGAACAACCGGCTTGTTGGATCGCTCACCCTCTCAGCGGCGCTCAGTGGCGGATCGGCGTCCAACCCGGCGACCATCGGGGCGGCGCTCACGGCGATCATGGCCCTCGCACCCGCCGGGTGGACCATCGATACCACGACGTTCGGACCAGGGACCAGCACGATCTATCTGGAGCTCCAGAACGAGACGGTGCTGGCTGCGCTCGCCAAAGTCGCGGCGGGCGTCGGGGAGCATTTCCGGCTGGGGGTTGGCCGTCAGGTGGTGTGGTTGTATGCCGCGCAACCGGACAGCGGCATCCGGGCGGTCATGCGTGGCGAGGGGGCGGCGCTCCGGGCCAACCCGCATGTGTGCGTCGTGACGCGCCTGGAGGAACAGCGCGATAGCAGCGATGCCGTCACCCGCATCTATGCCCGTGGGGGCGGCAACGAAAAGGCGGCGCTCACGCTCCAGTGGGCCACCGACACGCCGCCCGCAGGCTACAGCCGTGGGTCGGACAGCCTGGGATACTACCTCAAACACGATGCCAGCGACACGGCGAACCGCATCGACGGGATGCGCGCGTTCAAAGAGATCGCCGTCAGCGCGGGGACATCGGGCGCGCGGGCCGCAGCTGCGAACACGCTCCAGCAGGCCACATATCAAGAGCTGGCCCAGCATCTCCCCACCGCACCCGTCAAGACGTACAGCCTCGCCGTGGTGGGCCTGGACGTGGAGGTCCGGCCGGGTGACCTGCTCCGGCTGATCTACCGCAAGACGGTGGGATCGTATCAGGCGGCGAACATCGACGCGGCGCTCGTTGTGCTGGAGACCACCGACGAGTTGACCGCGAACGGCGCACGCACGATCGGGATGACCGTGGGCACGGTGGGCCGCTGGCCGCAGACGGACACTGAGACGCTGGTATCGGCGCTCAACACGGTGCAGAACCTTGACCGCCATCTCCAAAAGGTCCCAGAGGCGACGCAGGCAGACACGGCGGCGGCCATCACCGGGTCATCGTTGACGCTGGGGAGCGTGCCCTTTATCGGGGCGGCAGGGGCCTTGATTGAGGACAATAGCAATCTGTTCTGGGACGACACCAACAACCGGCTGGGCATTGGGACGAACGCGCCGGCGGTGCCCCTGGACGTGAACCTGCTGGACGCTGGGACAACCACGCAGGTCGTTCTGGCGTTGCTCAGGCATCGGTCAAGTGGCACGCCTGCGGTCGGCTTCGGGTCCACCATGCGCATCCAGGCCGAGACGGATAACCACACGAACGCGAACCAATGGGGCCTCACGACCACCTGGCAGGCTGCGACCAATGGCGCGCAGAAGGCCCGTGTCCAAGAGTTCTGCTATGACACAGCCGCAAGAGAAATCATGCGGGGCGAAGCATCAGGCACGGCACCGATGATCGGGTTCCTGGGAGCTGCAGCTATCGCTCGCACCACGCTCCCAGCGGCCGCCACCGACGCAGCGACCACGCAGACGCTCGCCAATGCCATCAGGACCATGCTCATCAATCTTGGGCTAGCCTCATAGATCGTCCTCCAGGTGGCGGTCAGTCCCTCCGGCGACGATCCACATGCCGAGCGCAAAGAGCACAGGCAGGATGACCCAGATACAGCAGCACCCGCCCACGACGATGCGGATCGTGGCCTCGCTCACTCGCCCCCCGTTCGACGGTCCACCGCGATCACCGTCGTCTCGCGCAAGCCGATCCACACACTCAGCCTGTGCTCTGCCATGCGCCGGCGCGTCTGCTCCAGCTCCAGCGCGGCCCGCAGTGATGCCACCGTGGCATCCCTTCGTGGCCAGAGCCGGCGATAGGCGAACACGGCACACGCTCCCAGGACCGCGCCGGCGACGGTTGCGCTTCCCAAGAGGATGCACGTTGTGATCGTGCTCATAGGTATCGCCTCAGCAACCAAACGATCGCGCCACCGACGGCACAGCCGACGAGCGCAGCCGCGACGAGGGCGACATAAATACAGGTCTGCATGTCGCGTCCCAAATTATCCATCTGTCATCACCGGCACGTCGGACAAGAAGCGGTGACAGCATGCGCAATAGACTTCCTGCACGTCCGTCGGATTGAAGCTAATCGCCGGCTTCCCCCGCTCGATGCAGCCAAAGCAGTACAACCCGGTGCCAAGAGCGCTGGTGATGACGGCGTAGCGGTCGGTGGTTGGCGTCCCGTCGGTGGCGCGAAACTCGCACAGACTCCACGGGTTGATCCTGACCAGCGGCTTTGGCAGAAGCTGCTTCGTTTGCGGATGCCTGTTGAGCACCTGATAGCCGGGCGTCCTCAGCAGGATCATGTAGGGCGGCCGGTCAAGGACGGCACTGGGATCAGCGAGCGCGGCCGCTGTGGGAGCACGCTTGAAATTGTACTCGGCTGTGCTGCGGGAGAGATAGGGACAGACCTCCATCGCATAGCGGGCACAGGCGAGATGCATGGGAGGATCGCCAAAGATCCGGTTCGCCAAACACATCGGCCCCCCGATGAACCAAAAATCCTTGATCGGCTGCCCACAAACGCCACAGCGATGTTCGAGCATGGCACGCCGGCTGTTGTCGACGTTTAACACACGGAAATCCACAACCTGGCCAGGCGTATATATCGGCGGGCGAATGGAATAAAAGATCGGCAGACCGCGCGGGTCCTTTGGCAGCGCCGCGATCTGCGGCGGCATCTTGACATCTTTCCAGCTCATTTTGGTGTCTCCTTTTCTGTCCATTTCCAGCCGACTCGCCACGTCCACCCGGCATCGTGGCTGCCCATGACCGCCTGCCCCTCGACAGGCCAGCGCACGGCGTCATCCGGGACGAGGGCGCGAAACGTCCTCAGCTCCACATCTCCCAGCGGCTGCCCTTTGCGGGCCACGAGCAGACGGGCCTCGCCGTCCCGCGTGACCACCAGGAGCGACGCGCCGCCGGAGAGGTCACGCGCCGCCGGCCGGCCCGTGCGTTGGGAGCGCCGGATCAAGTCGTCGAGGATCACCCGCAGGATCTTCGGCTTTGACTGGTGAGCGTTCAACGGCTTATCGCTCATCGCGTCGGCTCCCGTGTCAGGCGGATGTCGGAGATCAGCCCACTCTCCCAGTCGGCGCGGGTCTGATAGCCGTGCTCGGCTTCGAGATCATCCGTCAGGCCACAGTCGCCCAGTCGGCTCACCATGACGATGCGCAGCGTGGTGCCGGCCGGGACAGTCTCGATCGTCGTGTTCTCGTCGGAGGGATGCTTCCCGTTCCACCGATGCATGGTCAGCGGCTGTGCGGCCGTGCAATAGGCGGGGATGGAGCGCCGTTCGGCCTTGGCCTGGTAGAGCTGTTTCACAATAGCGCGTTCGGCGTCAGTCATCGTGGCAGCCTCAGACGTGGCTCGGCCCGGTCAAGCTGGTGGAACGCCCACCAGCGCCGCAGCCAGAGCGGGGCGCGCCTGACGGTCCACTCGGCTATATGTCGCACGTAAAACCCTACCATGCCCGCACCTCCTAGCCTGCGTCCTCTTGCGCGATCCTGCGGGATAGGCGCTCATCCTGCGGATTTGCCGCCAGGTCATCGACGCACGTCACGGCAAGGATGAGGTGTCGCACTACCACCGTCACCTCAGTGTCGCCAATCGCGATCACCACCGCAGGGACCAGACCAGGCCCGGCCCGCACATCGAATTCGATGATCTCCGGCTCGCCATTCGGCCCCAGCCCCTCCAGCCTGACCAGTTGCGGCACCGTGACCATATCAGGACCCTCCAGGCGGCCGATTGTCACACTTGCAGACAGGATACCCCTGACAGACCGGGCAGTACTCGCTAAAGTCAAGCGTTGGCTCTTGCACCGCTTTAGGCCCATGACCTCGCACCCGCCATAGCCCATTCTCCAGCGCGTGGACAATCAGGCCCGGCCCGAACCCGTCCGGTCCCAGCCTCGCACGCAGCGCCGTGACGACCTCCTGCACGGTGCTCGCCGCAACGGACGCAAGCCGCGCCAGCGTGCCAGCATCGCACACACCGGCCTCTCTGAGTGCGACCGTCCCTTCCGTTTCGACAAATTCCTCACGACCGAAAAAGACATGCCGCCGCCGCCGTCCCCCAGGCTGGGGGGTAGGGGGGCGTGCCTCTCCTGATCGATCCGTATGATCCGTGTTAAAGGATGGATCAGGTAGAAAATTGTCTGTTGATGGGTAATTAATTGTCTGTTCGGGGGCCACAAAAAATGATGCCTGGGAGGGTTGCGCCGGGGTGGAATGGCGGCCTTTGCAGCTTCCTTCTGGGCGCATCGCGGCGGCCCTTTTGAGGACCTGGTACGCCTCTGCTTCCCTGTCGGCTAAGGCCAGCTCGCACGCCTCAGCGCACAGATCCTCATACGTGACCATCTCCGGGCGCTCATCGTCCAGAAACGGAAAGAGGACAGCGCCGCGCCGCGTGACCTGGACGAAGGCCGCTCGCGCGCCTTCCACCAGATAGTTCTTGATACTGGACAGACTTTTCCCATACTTCTGCGCAAGCTCGGCTCGCACGACGCGCACGCCATGATCGACGATCTGGGCCTGGCGTAACAGCCAGTGGAGGAAGTCGCCGGTGCCACGCTTGATTTGCCTGTCGTTCGTGGCGCGGGTGATGGCGAGATGCAATTGATATTTCCGCTGGGGGCGAGTGAGGGCCGGCCGTCCCATGGCGACCGGGGTGGGGGGTACATTCTGGGGAGTAGACAACGAGGTCATCGTCGAAGCCTTTCACCAGCATCGCAGCGCCGCGCACGCTGCGATGCTGGGATAAGGGAGCCGGCAGAGTTGCCGGCACGGTCTACAATGGCGAACAGACCGCCCAGGTCGCGACCCTGGCCGGTTCACTGCCTGGACTGAGCAGGGCTCCAACCTTCTCGGTCCGGGCTTTCCGTTTCCTCCCCCTGATCTAGCTTTTCCCGCGTCGGGTCAGTACAATCCAGGGGTTGTGCGGCGCGTCCGACAGGGCTCCAACCGTTTATCGGACGTGCTCGCCCCGTTTCACAAAAAACTCTCCCAAACTGGATCTAGATCCTGTGCCGGCTCCGATTGGAGTACCTGGACATGGACCTATCCACTGTGGCCACGAGTGACCTCGTAGCTCAGTTTCTTGATGCCAAAATCGCCGCCCGCCGCTCACCAAAGACGATCGCCACCTATCGCGATCGGCTCACCCGCTTTGCGACCTGGCTGGGCTCACGCCCGATCACCCGCGCGACGTTGCGGGCGTATCTGGCCGACCTCCAGACTCAGCCCAGCCTGTCGCCGGCGAGCGCGTGGTCATACTTTCACGACGTTGGCGTGTTCTGTTCCTGGCTGGTGGAAGAAGAAATCATCGACAAAAACCCGGCCCGCCGGCTGGCACCCACCAAGCCCAAACGTCTCCCAGCGAGTTATTCAGCGGATCAGCTGATCCGGCTCCTGGCCGTGTGCGATGAGCGGGATCGGGCCGTGCTGATCGTCCTGCTGGATACCGGCCTACGCGCCGGCGAGCTCGTGAGTCTCAACCGGCGATCGATCGACTGGGAGAGCGGGCGCTTTACCGTGATCGGCAAGGGTGATAAGGAACGCGCTGGCGAGCTGAGTACCTATGCTCGCGCGGCGCTGCAGTGCGCCCTGGAGCTGCGCGAGGATAGCGACCCCGCGTTGTTCACCGGACCGAAGGGACGCCTGACAACCTCCGGCCTCAGGCAGATAATCAGCCGGCGGGCGCGTGAGGCGGGGATCAGAGACGACGTGCGCCGGCTGGTGCATGGGTTCCGTGCGACGTTCGCCAAAGCGTACATTCTCCAGGGTGGCGATCTGGAGAGTCTGCGCCGCCTGCTGGGGCATACATCCCTCGCCATGGCAGCCCATTATGCCCAGCTCGCAGACGACGAGCTGCTGGCCACGAAACGACGGATCAACCCGCTGGGACGGTTCTTTCCCGACGCCGGATAGCACCGATCGGGCGCTCTGCCAATCATCGGGCAGAGCGCCTGACTGTGCCACCTGACACATAGAGCCGATTACTGTGGATCAGGACGTTGTGGGTTCGAGCCCCATCAGCCACCCCACAGAACCGGACCAAATGAACGCAGGTTGTTAAGGTGCACGTCGCGCTGAGACACCTGCTCCAAGTGGCATCGCTGAGGCCGTGGAAAGTTCAGCGAGCCACAAACGAAGCGCCCTCGTCAGTATGTGCCGTTCGTGGCTACTGACGAGGGCGCTTCGTATTTCATATTCAGGCTGAGGTCGCTTTTTGGGCGGCCACCCTTGTCTTTCGGTCGCTTTGCGTATGCTTCCACCTCAGCCCGCGTAAAGACATAATAGCGATTGGCGATCTGGCGTCCCAACTTGCCAGTGTGAGCAATCGCTGAGACCCGTTGCCGCGTTAAGCCCAGCATCCGGGCCGC